CCTGCGAGGTCGACACCAGCGGCACGGACGCGAGCCTAGGCCGAGCGGTGCACGACTCAATCCAGGGGTGGATTGACGGAGGCCGCAAGGGCGAACCGGAGGCGCAGCCCTACGCCAACGCGCACGGCGCCGACCCGGCCATGGTGCTCGAGCTGGCGCTGGCGGCGCCGACGGCCCTCGCGCAAATCCGCGAGGACTTGGCGGCCGCGCAGGCCGAGGTCAAGATTGACGGCGGCGGCGTGCGCGGGCGTATCGATGTCCTCGGCATCAGCGGCAAGGGCAAGGTGCCGCACGCAATATCAATCATCGATTGGAAAACCGGCCGCGACCCGCAAGCCGGCACCAAAGTGATGCAGCGCCTGGCCTACGCCAGCGCCGCCGAGGCGGTCTACGGCATGCCGGCGCAAGGCTACATCTACGCCGCCGAGGCATGGCTGGCGGCGGAGGAATTGATAGAGTCGCGCTTCGACCTCGACACCATCAAGGGTTTCCGTCGCCGCCTCGCCGACCGCCTGGCCTATCCGACGGCGCACCCGGGCGAGCATTGCCGGTACTGCCGGCGGCTGCACCAATGCGCGCCGCGCGACGCCTATCTAAGGTCGGCCGCGGCCGCTCTGGTCGAGGTAGGCGACGCGATGCCGACGGCCGAGGCGCTGGCGGCGGTCTGGGACCAGAGCAGAGCGCTGAAACAAGCCATCGAGAAATATGAGAAAGCGGTCGACCTGGCCATCGAGCCGACCGGTGCGCTCGAGCTACCGGACGGGCGGCGCATCGAGCATATGGTCGTGACGCGCGACCATATCGACGCGCGCAAGGCGTGGCCGGTGCTCACCAAGGCCGGGCTCGGCGCGGACGACATCAACCGCGCGCTGACCGTCAGCAAAACCAAGCTGCTCGGCATGGTATCGGCTCGCGCGGCACGCGGGCGCAAGGTGGCCGAGAAAACAAACCTCGTGACTGCGCTCGACATTGCGGGCGCTATCTCGCGCACGGCCAGCCGGCGCAAAAGGGTCTCGTAGGGCGGGCGATACGGCCCTTGCACGGGCCGCGTCCGACTAGTAGGACACGACCAGAGAAGCAACCAACAACCAACCACGGAGTGATTATGTCCGACACAAGCCCCGTAGCACTAGCCAAGGTCGAGCCGGAAATCGTCGACGTCCGCCGCAAACTCGAGGACCCGACGCACCTCCAGAAAATCAAAGACATCTATTGTCCCGGCGCCGACGACGTCGAATTCGCGCTCTGTATCCAGACCGCGATGCATCTAGGCTTCGACCCGTTCGCGCGCGAAATCTATTTTATTCCGATGTGGGACCCCAAGCTGCGGCGCGAGAAATTCATGCCAGTGGTCGCCATCGACGGCCTACGCCTCGCCGCAGAGCGCACCGGGCTCTATGGCGGCCAGACCGAGCCGCAATGGTGCGGGCCGGATGGCAAGTGGGTCGATGTCTGGCTCGGCGACGGCCCGCCGGCCGCCGCCAAGGTCGGAGTGTATCGCAGGGACTGGGAGCGCCCGTTATACTGCGTGGTCAGGTATAAGTCGTTCGTGAAGGCCGGAAAGGACGGCAAGCCGCGCGCGCAATGGGCCACGATGCCCGACCATATGCTGCTGAAATGCTGCGAGGCGCAATGCCTCCGCAAGGCGTTCAGCCGCCAGCTATCGGGCGAGTACGAGGTCAAAGACGCCGAGCCCAACGAACAGTCCTTGGGTTTTCGCGTGCGCGAGGATCCGCAAGACATCATCAAGCAATTGGCCGAGGCGCCCGACCGCGACGCCCTCGACGAGCTGGCGGCGAAGGCGGGCCAGCTGCCCGACGAGCACAAAGACGCCGCGCGCGAGGCATGGGCGACGGCACGGGCGCGGGTCGACGACCAGGCGCGCAACGCCGTGAAGTCCAAGTCCAAGGCGGCGGCCCAGGCGCGGCGCAAGTCGAAGCAAAAGCCGGCCGAGCCGGAGCCCGCGCCAGCGGTCAGCGCGCACGACTACGGCCCGGACGCGATGACCCAGGCCGAGCTGGCGGCGGTCGAGGCGTCGGCGGCTGAGACCGCCGGATTTGGCTTTGGTGAGGAAACCGATGGCGATTGACCGAGCACAAATCAACCGGCGATTTTGGCCCAGCGAGCTGACGAAAGCGCAGCACGAGGATTGCGACGAGCTGCGCCACGCCGCCGAGGCGTTTGCGGAGGAAATCATAGGGCGCACGCCTGCCTCGCGCGAACAGAGCCTGGCCCTGACGCAGCTCGAGCAGGCGTCTTTCTGGGCCGTCGCCAGCATTGCGCGCCACCAAACAACAGATTAGGCTGCCCTGCCGGTTAGCTCGCCCTTGCCGGTACACCGGGCGCGGTCGTCGCGGGTAACGCGCGGCGCGTTTGCTTCGGCCGCGTCCGGCTGTTATGGTCTCGGCAGCGGCGAGGCGATGGGTCGATTTTCCGTGGTTGGCGGTCCCCCTGTCGTCTTGCCGCCCGCGCCTTTGGTGCCGCTGGCCCTGCAAAAAAAACTCCTTGTTAGCTTTACGTCTCCAGCGGCACCGCCCTATTTGCTTGCCGTCGCGGTCTGTGTATACTCCTGCGCCGTTGGGTCGCAGTGCCGAATCCAACACGGCGATTGAGTTGCCGGCGCCGACGCCCTAACCCGCGGCCCAGCTTAGTCGGCGCCGGTTCAATCGTTACGCCGTGTCGCGTTCTGCGACGCGTTATATTCAATCATCATCGTGACGCACCGAGCAACAGACGCCAGACAGAAAAACGACACGCACGATTTGCACGCAACTCGGGACGCTGATATGGGCCTCGCGTGCGTTATGAGGTCCTCGAAATGCTCGACTGAACCGCCGCAGGCCGGGGCGCGGACCCATCATAGCGCACAACTTTGAGCGCTCCGGCCTGCGACGATTATCGAGGCGATATGGCTCGCTACCGAACGGTTGATATCCGGATACACAGCGACGAAAAATATCGGAACCTCACCAAGCCCGAACCGTGCGGGCAATATTTGTTTCTCTATCTATTGATTGGTCCCCACACAGGACCCATTCCTGGGCTTTTTCGGCTGAGCCTCGCAGGCCTGGCCGACGAGCTTGGCTGGACCGTTGAAACCGTTTCGAAACCGTTTGCGGAATTGTTTCGAAACGGTATGGCGAAGGCCGACTGGGACGCCCGTTTGGTCTGGCTCCCGAACGCGCTGAAGTACAACCCGCCCGCCAACCCGAACGTGATCAAGGGCTGGGCGAAAGCGTGGGACGAGCTGCCGGAGTGCAGTCTAAAAGACGAAGCATATCGCGCATTTAGCTCATTCTTGGACGGATACTCGGAACCGTTCCGAAACGGTTTCGAAACGGTTTCGAAACCGTTTGGTAAACCGTTTCGAAAACAGGAACAGGAACAGGAACAGGAACAGGAAACAAATACTCGTGCAGCCGACGCTGACGCGCCGGGATTGATTGACGCGAAACCGAAAAACGGAAAGAAGCCCAGCGCGGCCGAGGTCGACGCAATCTGGCAACACTACCGGGCGCATCACCAGCGGGCGGTCGTGACGCTCCGGCGCGGGCGGAAAGAATACCGGCTGATTGAGCGGGCGCTGGAAGACTTCGGCGCCGATGACGTTCGGAAGGCCATAGACGGATACCATAGGAGCCCATGGCACACCGGGACCAACCCCAGCGGTAAGCAATACCTTGGCATCGACCTAATTCTGCGCGATGCCTCGAAAATTCAGGCCGGCATCGAGATGGCCGAGCCGCGCTCGAGCGGCGGCGGCCCGCGCACGCTAGTTGACTACCGACCGGGCGCGCACGATACAAACCACTGAAAAAAGGAAAGAAAAAATGGACCCAACCACGGAAACCAGAATCATCGGCGCAGCGTTGTCTGAGCCGGGCCTATGGCTATCACACGCCGACAGAATCAACGGCGAGCTATTCTCAGCCAACCGGGCCCTTGCCTCGGCGCTCTGCGAGATGCGCGACGCAGGCCAGCCGACCGACCCGCAATCCGTGCACGCCTGGCTCGGCGCGCGCGGCCGGGGCGTCGCGATGTCGGACTTGCTCGAGCTCGCCGAGCATTCGCCGCTGTCGCCGGAGTCGATGGCGGCAGCCGTTGCCATGCTGCACAACCAGGCGAAGCGGGCGGCGCTCCACAAGCTAGGCAAAGCGCTGACCGAAACCAGCATCAACAGGCGGTATCATGTCGACGATGTCATGGCAGAAACCATGTCGACGCTAGCAGCCATCGGCGCGAGGTCGGCGCAGGCGCTGGAGCCTATCGGCGACGGTCTGAAGCGGGTCGTCAAAAACCTCGGCAAGCCGGTCGAGCGCACGGTGAAGACCGGGATATCAACCATCGACGCGGTAACGGGCGGCTTCAGGCCTGGCCAGCTCGTCGTGCTGGGCGCTAGGCCGAGCATGGGCAAGACATCGCTGGCGCTCGGCATCACGCGCCAAGCCGCATTGGCTGGCAAAACTGTGGCGTTTTTCAGCCTCGAAATGTCGTCCGACGATGTCATTTGTAGGATACTGGCGGACCTAGGCGACGTCGACCTTGGCCGCATCATGCTGCACGACCTGCGCGAGCAGGACTTGACCGCCGTGCTGACGGCGGCGAACAAGCTACACAAGACCCGCGTTTTCATCGGAGAGAGCACGGACCAAATCGAGGGCGTCTGCACGCAACTCCAGCACCAGCACGGGCTCGACCTGGTCGTGGTCGATTACCTGCAGCTCATGAGCATCAGGGCCGAGAGTCGCGAGCAGCAAATTGCAACGCTGTCGCGCGGGCTCAAGCAACTGGCCAGGCGTGCCAAGGCGCCGGTCCTGGTCTTGTCCCAGCTCAACCGCAACTTGGAACAGCGGGTGAGCAAGCGGCCGCAGCTCAGCGACCTGCGCGAGTCCGGCGCCATCGAGCAAGACGCCGACGTTGCGATGCTGCTCTGGCGGCGGAGTTACTACGACCCGGACGCGGACCAGACCGAGGCCGAGTTGGTTGTAGCCAAGCATCGCAACGGACCCGTCGGCGTGGTGCCGCTCGAGTGGGACGAGACGCGGGCCAGGTTCAGCGCGGGAAATCGCCAATGAGGGGCCAATTTCGCGTTTTCAGTCTGCGACATAGGCCAGGACACCAGGGACGGCAGAAGAGCGGCAAAAAACCGCGCCGCTGCGACGCCTCGAAGGCGCTGGCGACCCCGGTTCGGCCCGGTCTGCGCGACGGCGTATCGCGGCGCGACGTCGCACGATGCGACTGCGGCCGGTGCCCGAATTGCTGGGCGACCGGCGAGCGCCGCCGATGATTGAGTTTTTACACGACCGTGTAAAAGCTCAGAACGGACGCCGCGACTATTTACACGACTGTGTAAAAGCACGTCCAACCAACCCAAAATACGTAAAGGAAAAACGAGTATTTACACGACCGTGTAAAAGCACAGCGCGAGTATTTACACGACCGTGTAAAAGCACATGGAATCAAGCGCAAATAGGCGCAATCAGCAAAATTGCAACGGGATAGGTGAATTATGAATCGTGATATAGAGCATCTGGTCAGGCTGGTGATTTCGGAGATGCGCGACGCCGCCGCGCGCGTCGAGCGTCAGTCCGGCATGCTGCTGCGCGCGCGTTTGCGTGCGCGTTTCTGGCGCCGCAAGTGGCGCAATGTGAGACGTCGCTGGAAACAGCGCGCCCGCCCGCCGTCCGTGGGGCTCTGCGAGTGGCGGTCTAAGGAATCAAAATACGGCGTTTTATATTGGGAGTGCCGCTGGTGTGGCGTCACTACCTTGCGACCAACAACGATAAGCGAGCAGCGGCGCCTCGGTAGACAGTGCCCGGACGCGCCGCAGAACGGAGACGCAGTTGCTGCTGATTGAAATACCGATGCCGACGCCGTCGCTGAACAGGCTCCAGCGTATGCACTTCCATGCGCGCAAGCGCTTGCGCGACCAATATGAGCGCATCTGTCGGGCTCGCGCGTCGAGCCTGCACCGCGCGCGGCCGGGCGAGCACAAGTGTATTCGCATCGAGCGCCACGCGGCGCGCGAGCTTGACCACGATAATTTCGTCGGCGGATGCAAGCCGCTGGTTGACGCGCTCAACCGCGCCGGCCTGATTTGGGACGATAACCCAAAGCATCTGCGCGTCGAGTATCGCCAGGTCAAGGCGACCGGCAAAACGGCGCGTACGCTGATTGTGCTGCCCTAGGGCAGCCGGTGCCCGGCGTCCTCGAGGCGCCAACGGGCATCGCGGCCAACCCGCTCCGCCATCGTGTCCGTTACCGCCGAGCGGAAGGCGGACATCGACAACCGACCGCCCGGACACGCCGCGGGCTCGCCCGGCGCCTTGTCGCCGCCGTGCGCCTCTCGGCATTCGCCATGCCCGACAACCGCGCGAGGCGGCAGGCCGAGCATCAGGCAAAGGTCGGCGCATAGGCTGACCGCCGCGCGCCATTGCTTTTCGCCTGGCGTGTCAACGCGAAAGTCGCCAATCAGGCCGATGCCAATATGCGACGCCGAATAGACGCGGGCGTGGTGCCCGATTTCGCCTAGCTCCAGCGCTTGCCAAACCTGGCCGTGCAGGTCGGCGTGGCCACGATCGCCGCCCACAAAAAATGTGTAGTGGTTTTGATGGCCCGTGGCCTGCGCGACGTCCGGCCAGCGCGGGTCGCGGCCGGTGAATGCGTCGCATATCTCGAGCGCGTCGTGGCCGACGAACAGGCCGGCCTTTAGGTCGATGCCGCAGCGGTGCAGCATCAGGCCGTTGATTGCGTCGATGCTCCGAGGCTGGGCTTTGTGGTCGCGCACGCGGTCGATGATGACCTCGACGGCGGGCATCACTGCGGGGCGCTCGCGCACGGACACGGCACGCCGAGGCGCGTGAAACTGCCGCAGAACAGACAGACAGAATGTATTTTCGCGTTCATTCCATGCTTGACGAACACATTGGCCGCCGCCAGGTCGAGCTCGGCGCGAGCAACGCCCAGCTGCGCCTCGCGTATCTGGAGTCTCGCGTGCAGCTCACTGAGCGTCTCGACGTCGCTGGTGTTTGCGTGTTTGGTCTCGAGTGCCATGGTCGCCCTTCCTAGGTCGCGCTGGTAAGGCCCGCGCCTTCCAGCGCATCAATGATTGCTGTGATTGCGGTGATTGACGTCGCCAGGTCGGTCGGGTCGCTGATTTTCGCCGGCTGCGACGCTGGTGGTGTGACGCCGAACGCGCCAAAGCCTTTGCCGATTTGTAGCTCCTGGTCGTACGAACCGCCGATTGTGCCGATTGTGCAGCGCCCGGACGCCGTGGTCGCTGCAAGCCGGCCGATGGCTATCGCCTGGTCGTGTCCGCTGCCGACCGTCGCGGTCGCTCCAATGGCGACGCCATAATCCGCGCGGACCCTCGCGGTCGAGCCACCGATTGCGATACCGTACGGATTATCCACCCGCGCCGACGTGCCCATTGCTATGGCCGACGTTGCGCCCGCATCGACCAGCGGATTGCGGCCCAACGCTAACGCACCGATGGCGTTGGCGTCCGCGCCTTCTCCGATGGCGACGGCGCCGGAATAACCGGCATCGACACCAGCGCCTTCGCCGATGGCAATCGATTTTAGCGCGCCAGGTTCGACAGCCGCGTTGCGCCCAACGGCTATCGCGCCATCGCAACCCGAGGCGGGCGTGCTGTTGCCGACGACTGCGTTGTATCCCAGCGCCACGGCGCCGGTGCTGCTGCCGCTGTTCGACGCGTAGACCTTCGAGCCGTAGCCTGTCGCGACCGCGTAGGTTTGGCCAGCGCCCACCAGGGCGTCAGCGCCAACTGCCATCGCGCCCGCGACGCCTGCGCCGCCGAGGGCGCCAACGGCTGCGCCCGCTCCTATGGCCATGCCGCCGAGCGTAAACCCGCTCGCGACGTCGAAAACTCGACTGTTGTAACCAATTGCGAGCGACGTCAATGCGGCGTCGCCGACGAACGCGCCGTTACCTATTGCAATCGCGGCCACACAACCGGCGCCCGCCGACGTCCCTGAGCCGACGATGGTTGCGTTGGTGGCGCCGGGGTCGACAACGCCGGCCTCGCCGATACAGACCGAAGCCTCGCAGCCCGCGCCGGGCGTTGCGTTGCCTATTGCCGCGTTGCGCCCAATTGCCAACGCTCCGGCGCTATCGCCGGATGAAACGTCATAGACTTTCGCGGTAAAGCCCAGCGCCATGGCGCCGATATTCGCCGAGCCGGTCACGGCCGCGCCTTGCCCTGTCGAGATTGCGCCGGTTGCGTCCGCGAGGGCCTGGTAACCGACCGCAACGACGTTGGAGCCCGACGCCTTCGACGATGCTCCTACCGCCACGCCATTGATGGCGCCCGGGTCGACAACCGCCAGCTCGCCCATACAGACCGCCGCGTTACAGCCAGCGCCAGGCGTAGACGCGCCGACCGCGGCCTCGTAGCCGATGCAAATCGCGCCGTCGGAGTCGCCGGACGAAACCGCGTAGACCTTGGCCTTGGCTCCGAGCGCCAGGGCCGTGGCCTGCGCTGATAGACTGCGCTCGCCGAGCGCGATTGACCTGGCCTCGAGGGCGTCGCAGTCGTAGCCGATGGCGATGCCGCGCACGCCGCCGCCGACCTCGGCCTGCGGACCGATGGCGATGCTATTCGAGGCGCCGGTATTGACTCGCGAGTCGAGCCCGATGCTCACGGATGCGTCGACGCCCGTGGTGCCGTCGCCAGTCCGGGCGTTACGGCCTATCGCGAGGCCGCCCGTGCTGGCGCCGCTGGAAGGGTTCGGCACGGTTGCCGAGCCGCCGAGTGCGACGGCCGAAACCGCGCCGGCCACTGCAGACGCACCGACGGCGAGGGTTGTCGATGCGGACACCGCCGCCTGATAGCCGACAGCGACCGAGCTCGCAGCGGCTGCTGGAATATCGACGTTGTAGCCAACGGCCACGCAATTGCCGCCGGTGTCGATTGATGCGTTTTGCCCGACGGCGACGCTGTTTTGGCCTGCGACAGTGCACGAGCCACCAACGGCAATACCGTTATTTGCGGTCACGCTGGCCGATGAGCCGACGGCAACGGCGAAGGTTGCGTTTGCCACCGAGCCCCAGCCCAAGGCCACACCAGCCGCGCCAGTAGATACCGCGCCGGAGCCGAACGCCTCTGAGCTGCCGCCCGCGCCGGGCTTACTGATGCTACCTGCGGCCGGAAACAGCATGGCGCCCGCGTCGCTCAGCGTGACGCCGGAGTCCTGGACCGTGTCGCCGCCGGTGCCGTTCCAGCGCGTCAAGGCGTGGTCGGTGCTGCTCGGCGGCAGGCCGATGCTTGGCGCCGGGTCGAGCCACGATGTCGCGCCGCCGCCGCCCGCGGTCAGCAATTGGCCGGTCGTCGCTGCGCCGCTCGACATATTGGCCGGGTCTAAGGCGGCCTGGTCGACCGCCAACGTACGGTCGGCGCTCAAGTCGCCGCCGCCGTTGATGCCGGTGCCGTTGTTGATGGCACGGGTCGTCGGGACGTGACCCGCGACGCTGCCGACGTTCGTGATATTCTGACCTACGAACGAAACCGCGCCATCGGGTTTTTTGATAATTTTACCGGTCGCGCCGTCGAAAACGGCGATGTCGCTATCGGCGACGCCGCCCGCTGGCCCGGTGACATCACCGAGGCCGGTCTCTGTCGCCCAGTCGATGCCGCCCGCGCCATCCGCGGTTAGGACCTCGCCGGCGGATGCGCCCGCGCTGCTCATATTGCCGGGCTCGAGCTGGGTCTCGTCGATGATGCCTATCGGCTGGACTGTGGCGATTTTGAGGTCGACCATGGGGCGCTCCTACGCTTGCGGCCGTACAATCAGCACGGGCGTTTTCTCGGCCGGCAGGCGCGTCACGGTCGTGCCGGTATTAAACACGTATTCGATTCGGTGCGTCCCGGCGACCAGGTCGAGGGCGTCCCACACGACGTGAAACGTGCCGGCCGCGACGTCGTCGATGATGGCCGTTTTGCTGAGCTCGCCGCCGGACTCGTAACGGACCGTGACCGTGATGCTGACGAAGGCCGTCAGGTCAAAGCCGGCGTCCGTAAACAGGCCTGGCCCGGTGTTGCCTTCGACCTCGTGTATTACCGTGCAAGTCGTCATATCGTCGGCCTCACTGCGAATTGCCCGGTCAGGTGCACCCGCGTGTCGCCTCCGGCGGTCGTGCGCCTGATTTCGTAGATCCAATAGGTCCAGGCGGTGGCGCTCGCCGTGGCGGTATCCGCGGCATCAATCTCGAATACCGTCTGGCCCTGGCCGGGCTCGCTGTGCTGGCCTGGGCCGTTCGTCTTGACGAACACGGCCGCACCGCCGACCGACTCGTTGACGGTGAGCGATATCGTATCGTTGTTGATGGCGATGGCCTTGCCGTCGCCGTCGGTTATCGTGGCCTCGAGCTCATTGTCGGTGCCCCACACGAGAGAGAGGTCAAAGCACTGCGGCTCGACCGATAGCGCCGGGCAGACGAGCCGAACGCAGCTTGATTGCGCGCATGTCATCGTGTGAACCTCCCACCGACGGTTGCCAGCCAGCGGACCATGCCGCCGACCGTGATGGTCTTTTTCGTGCCCGGGTAGGCGGGCCGTGCTGTGACGGCCGAGCTGGCCGCTATGACCGCCGCCGCCGAAACGTTGGCGCTTACGTCCGCGGTAAGCGACGACTGGCCGCTGACTGTCGCCGAGACCGGAGCCAATGCGCTTACGTCCGCGGTAAGCGCGGACTGGCCTGCGACTGTGGCGCTCGCAGGCTGCGCCCTGGTCACGGTCGCGGTTGCGCCGGATGCGCCCGCGACCGTGGTCGACACGGGGACCAGAGCGGATAGGTCCGCAACGGCGGAGCTTTGTCCGGTCACCAGTGAGGAGACTGGCACCGTTGCGGACAGCGACCCAGCAACGGCAGACTGAGCCACGACTTGAGCCGCCGCACCGGCCGTGATTGTGGCCGCGGCGGTTGTTGCAGATTGCGCCGTGATTGTGGTGCTCAACGTGCGAATACGGTCGCCGGTGACCGTCAGCGCGGACTGGCCTGCGACTGTGGCCGAGACCGGCACGTTGACGCTGGCGTCGGCCGCCACGCTCGACTGGCCTGCGACCGTGGCGGCCACCGGAACGGTTGCGCTAGCCGTCGCGGACAGCGCGGACTGGCCGACAATTGGGATACCGCCCACGCTCGCGCGGACGTTGGCCGCGGCGGTCAGTGCGGACTGCGCCAGGACCGTCGCCCTGATTGGCGCCTCCGGCCGCATGTCGGCAGTCAGTGTGCTCTGCCCTGCGATGGTTGCGGCAAGCGAGGCCGTCACGCTGACGCTGGCCGCCAGCGCGGATTGCCCGGCAACCGTTGCCGCCGCGTCACGGGCTCGCGTCATCGTCGCAGCGACCGCGCTCTGCCCGGCAACGGTTGCGTTGCCGAATTCGTACCATAAATCTTGCGCCGCAATCGGCGCCATAGGTCGGACGATGCGCGGATTATCGACGGCGCCAGGGGCGTTTTCGAGCGTGCCGAACAGGCCGCCGCGGTGGTCTGGCTCCGGCGAGGCGCGCGAGGCGAGCTCCATTAGAAAGCATGGAATCGGGCGCAGGAATAGCGGCGAGAAGCCAGCCGCCATCATTTGGTGCTCTGCTAGGGTCAAAAGCCGCGAGCACGCGAAGACTTGGGCGACCTCGCCGCTCAGATAGTTGGTGTTGGGCGCGTTGTACGCCGCCGCGATGACCATGGGCGTGGTCGTGTCGACCGTGCCCGGTGTATTGGCGACCTTGGTCCCGATGATGGCGCCGTCGTACCAAATCTGGAGTTGGCCAGTTGGCGAACCGTCCGTGTGGTCGGCCGCCAGCAGATGCCAGTTGCCGTCCGTGATATTGGTCGCGGTGCCCTCGGCGCGCTGTCGCCCGGTGATATCGGTCTCGACATCCCAACGGATGGTCTCGTTGACCCCGCTATTAAACTTTAACTCCCAACCCTCACCGCCGTCGAAGCCGCCGGCGCGCTTACCGAGAATCATCGAGTCATTAGCGGGCGCGGTCGGGAACCGGAGCCACGCAAAAACGGTGAAATCACCGCCGCCGAAATTGATAGACGCAGCGCTCGGGACGCTGATTGACTGGCTGGAGCCGGCCGAAAATGAGCGCGCCACGGGCTTCCCCTATCAGGTCTCGCGTATTTCGATGCGTGCCAACTCGGCGTCGCCGACCATGGTGTCGGCGGCGTTCGTGGCGTCCCTGGTGATGCGCAGCCGGAAAGACTCGCCCGCCGCCAGGGAATCAATCTGCGCGCCGTCGGTGAACGCAATCTCATCGTAGGCGCGGGCGCCATTGGTCGCCGGAGCGCTTGCGTTGACCGCCTGGGCCGTGGCGAATGAGTCGCTGTCGATGTCCGTCACGTCCTCTTGGTGCCGCTCGAAGGCCGCCAGCCAACGCGTGACGCCCGTGGTCGCGGTCGTCGCGGACCATATGATGGCCAGCGTCAGGCCGCCGCCGTTGTAGTTGCGCGGCAGCAGCGTCTCGAAGTCCAGGTTTTCGTTCGCCGCAGCGTCGAAGTCCCACACGAGATGGTTGTTGCGCGTATCAAACTGAGGCGCCGCGGTCGCAGGCGGCGCACCGGCCTGGGCGTTGAACACCAGAAGCGTTTGTCCGGAGGCCATTAAATCACGCCTTTCCCGTAGCGCTTGAGCGCTACGTACGCGAACACGCCTATTTTCTCGACGTTCGTAAGCGCGGCCTTGGCTGCGGCTGGAAACACGTTGTTGACCGCGACGGCGTTGTTTGACCACCAGGCATCAACGGCGTTGATGGCGGCCCGAAAGTCCGCCTTGGTCATCGGGCCGCCCCGGTTCTCGGGCCGCATCCGCGCCATAAAGGCGGCCCAGACCGCCGCCCTATCCAAATCAGGTAGAGCTGCCATGGTATCAGTCCAGCGTGATGGTCAGGTTGCCGATTTCGAAAATGACCGTGTCGCCGTTGTCGATGGTCTTGCTCGACGTCAGCGCGGCGTGGGCCAGCATATTGCCGCCCGTCAGCGCGTCAAAGAACGCCATATGCGTGATAACGCCCCACGATGCCGTTGCGGTCACAAACGTCATATCGGTGCCATTCGACTTCGAGCCGCCGGAGGCCGCTGGCCAATTGGTCAGGTTGTTCGCGACGGCCAGGCGCGCATAGGAGCCGCCACCAGGCTCGGCGATGCCGGTGCCGTCGTCGGTCGGGTCGGCCGTGCTGAGCGCCAGATATAGGGTCGCCGGGGCGGCGTACGCGGCGTTGGCCCAAACGTGGTCGAGCAGCTCGTTTTCGAGGTAATCACCGAAACTTGACATTGCTTTTGCTCCTACGCCCCGGCGGGCGTGTCTTGCGTCCGCCGGTGTAAACCAGCGCCATTAAAGGTTTTTTCAAACTGCGACACTGCTCGCACCATGCGCTCGGTCTGCTCTGCCGCAATCTCAGTCTGCCTGCGCGCTTGCTTGGTTGCAACGCTTAGGTCGTCGAGCCGCTCAATCACCCTGTCCAGACGGGCTATGATGTTTTCAAGTTGCGCCATGATTTCTTTGGTGCGGTCGGTCGATAGCTTCGCGGTGTCGTGGTCTTTGCGCTTGAGTAGGTAGGCGAATACCTCGCGCAGGATAAGCAACGAGACGATGGCGCCCATGGATATTTGCGTTGCGGTCTCGACCATCAATCCCTCGCTTCGGCTGTAGCTTGTATCAGCACCGTCGACGTTAGCAAAATGGCCACTGTAGCAGCGGCCGAAGCCGCAGCGACAAAGGCGGGCGAGCGGTGCCACGCGCGCGCGTGCGCGAGCTGGATTCGTAGCAGCTTCGAGCGGCGCCGGCCTGCATCGGCGACCGCCGCCGCCAGCGTCTCGGCCTTGGCCAGCTCGATGCGGTGCAGCGTCGCGGCGTGGTCGAGGTCGATGGCGGCCCGCTCGGCGCAGTCCTCGATTTCGAGCGCGAACCGAATCGAGTCGACGATAGGGTAGAGGTCGCCGGCGAAGGGGGCGCTATCGCCTTGGCTTAGGGCGGTTATCTGCGGCTTGTCTTTCGAGGCGCTTGGCGACGCGACGAAGGTAACGCACGCGCTTGCTAGGATTGCCGCGCATCGCCTCGACCTTCGCCTTGCGGCCGGCGTCGAGGCTGCGGATGGCTTGGCGGTATTCGATGTCCGCGATGTCGTTGGCCAGCTTCGCGCCTTTCTCGGCGGCGAGCTGGGCGAACCTCTCGTCCCGGGCGATTTGGTCCAGCTCATCGGCCACCGCCTTGCGTGGTGACTGATGCGGCGAGCGGGAGAGCCGCATCAGAAACCACAGCAGCACGGCGCCGATGGCCACCACGGGGATATGCCATCGACGTACGAGCCATCTATATCCTCGGCCTAGGACGGTCACGAATGCGCACATCGTTACCGAAAATGCTCTGCAATACAAGCTTGTGCGCGTGGCCGCAGAGCGAGCCCAGCACGACGCCGAGCAATAGGCGCTCGCCGACCGTGCCGTCGAGCAGGCCCGGGAGCCAGACCGCGGCAGAGCATGCCAGCACCGGTATCACCGGCAGCAACCGGACCCAATACGGATTGACGTTGAGGCTCGGCATGATTTTGGCCGCCAGCGACATCGACGCTGAGACCGCGACCATCACGAGTAGGTGCTCGCTCCGGAGTAGGTATTCAGCGAACACGCCCATGCCGCGCCTCAGATTACGTCGACCATGAATTGGAAAAGCTCGACTTGCCACTCTATTGACGTGCCGAACAACGCCGCCGCGAATACGTCGAGGCTGGCGGTCGTGTCGACTGTGACGGTATTGACAATTGATTGGATGTCAATCGGTCGCACCGACGACGACGTTTCATCAAACATCGACCGCCATCGAAGGTCGGCCGCGCCGGCGAGGCCCAGACCGCGTATCGATAGCTCGCATTCGACGTAACATCGGTCCCAAATCAGCGAAGCTCGGGCCGGATGGAAGATTTGCACGCCCGTCGGCGCGGTGTACGGCGATGGCCCAACCCCGATGCTGCCGACGTAGACCCGTGGCGACGGGAACGTCGAGATGCCACCTAGGTCTTCCAGGGTGAACTGAGCCCGAACCCTGATAATCGTGCCGATGCGCAGAGTGTTGGCCGGAATGACGTGCCTCAGCGGCGCCGTACCGACGCCGCCGCCGTAGGGGACTTCGTTGATGACATAGGTCGTTGCGGCCGTGGCGCCAGGCGTCTGCCCTAGAACAGCATCGTCGCTAATGTTGTAGACGATGGTGTCAAGGTTTTTGTAGCCCGCCGTGCGCTTCACCGCCATTTGCTCGGTATTGGCGTCCAGGTAGATGTCGCCGAGCGCTGGTGAGGTCGGCTGGGCCTTGCCGATGATGCGCGTGACGCCGCGGGCCGGGTCGACGCCGCCGGCGTTCTGCATCTGCAAATAGCGGTCGGCGTAAATCGTCGGCTGGCCGCTGGTTCCGTCCATTCGCATAAACCGCGACTTACTGTTGGCGTAGGAGCCGGAGCCGGACCCGCCGGTCTCGGCCTCCGAAACCTCGAAATCGATACGCCCGCGGCCGGTGCCGGTGCTGACGCCGCTCTCGACCACGACCGAGCCCGAATTGCGATTTGTGCCGACGCCGTCGCCGCTCTGCAGCCCCACATCGCCGCCCACGCCGCTCGTATCAGCGTGCCCTGCGCGGACCGTCAAATCCCCGCCTGCGCCGGTCGCGTTGGCCTGGCCAGCGCGGAGCGTCAAATCGCCGCCTTTGCCGCTGGTGTCAGGCTGCAGGCCCTCCACAATCAGGTCGTTCTCGAGCGAGCCCTTGTGGACCCGCTCTTCTAGCCATCCGAGCCAGGCGCCGGCGTAGTATTGCAGCCAATTGAAATAGGCGCTCGGCGGCTGGTCGTTGAGGGTCCAGCCCGTGACTTTATCGCCGACGGTCGGTTCGGTCCGGTTCAAGCCGCCCGTGTTCCAGGTTGGTATTTTGTTGGGTTGCGGTTCGACCATCAAAGGACCTCGCTTTCGCGTGCACCGCGGTTGCGTATCGCGGTCTTTATGTACCAGCCGCCGTCGAACCGGCTGCCGCCCGCGCCGTCAAAGGCGAAGACAGGCGCGGTCTCGTAGTATTCGAAAACGCCGTGCACGCCGGCCGCCTTGGCCTGATACATCGCGTCGGCCGCAATCGCGCCGACGCCGACATCGAGTATCGGGACAAAATCGATTTTGAAGTCCGCCGGAAAGCTCTCGACCAGCGTAAACGCCGCGTTCGCCGCCGTGGTGCCGGTGACAAGTCGAATGATTTCGTTCAGCTGCGGAATCGTGCCGCCCGCCGTGTTGACGCGTATCTGAGCGCGCAAGAGCGCCCGATAGCGGTCGTCGTCGAGGCCGTTGCGCTCCAGCCCGATAATCTGGCCGAGGCCATCGAGCTGGACGCCTACGGCTGCGTCGAGCGACGTATCGGTCAGCAACGCGGTGGCCGCCGCGTCCAGGGCCTGGAGCTCGTCGACGTAAGACCGGGCCAGCAATTCGAGGTCGTTACTCATCCGCGCCCGCTCCGGAATTGGGTTATCAGACGACTTACGGCGTCGCCTGCCATATCGTCATTGGCCGAAAACGCCGGGCCGACTACGCCGGGCCCCTTGGTGTCGGCAGGCACATAGTCAGGCTGGTCGTCGTCGTACGTAACGTAGACGCTGCCATTGCCGCCGGTCGCCAGGGCGGAAACCGCCGAATTCGCCAGCCCGGCCAGCGGATACGCCACGACCGTCGATATCTCGGTCCAAGTCGACCCGTTGTCGGCGCTGAGCCAAAGCCGGCCCGTGGCGTCGGCTATGGCCCAAGTATTGTCGGGCGCCAGGGGCGCGACCGCCACCAGGGCGACCGATTCGCCGAGGCTGACGTCGGCCCATGACCCAGATATGGGGTTGGCCGAGCGGTAAACCGCGCCGTTGCTGCCGACGGCCAGAAAGATTGAGTCATTAGCCCGGACGGATGCCAGGAAAACGCCGCCGCCTATCACGTAGGGCGTGATAAACGAGCCGTTGGCGGCGCTCGGGCTGGCCGTAACGAAGCCCGACAGGCCGACCGCGGCCCAGCCGGTGCCGGGCCGGTACGCGACGCCATACCACTGCTGTGATCCAGTCCAGCGGGTCGACCATGCTCCGCCGCTGGTCCGGCCCCAAATGACGCCGAAGCCGCCCGCGACAAAACGCGACGCCGCTCCGCTGGCCGCGACGACGTCGAACAGGTCGGCGGCGCCAGCGAGGTTTTGACCGGTCCAATTGAGCCCTTGATTGATGGATGTCTCGATTACCGCGTTGACGCCGACCGCAACGGCTTCGTCGATGTCGGCCGCATAATCCACGCCGTAGAGCTGGTCGGTCCCGGCTGGCGTTCGCGACGTCCAGACCGTCGGTGACAAGACCAGGTCGGCCGTATTGGCCGTGGCGATTGCGGGCGTGCCAGACTCGACGCCGACGACGATAGCGCGGTTCGGGCCGATGACTGCGGCGCGGTAAGTGGACAGAGCGGCGCCTATATTCGATTCGCGCCACCAGGTTCCCTTTACGACTATCGCCATCGCTATGCCGGAGTAGAGTTGACCACTATGTCGCCCGTGTCAAACGTGGCGAGCTCGCGGATACCGAGCGGGATATTGCTGGTGCCCGTCGGCGGGCTCACGGTGTCGATGTAGAACAGGGTTGAATCAACCACGCCAGCGACCGAGAAAACCTCGGCTTGAAACCGCTCGTAGATAACGTCGTCGCCAAGCGTGAGGCTGTCGCCGAGCAGAGCCAGGGCGTCTTTGATGGCCTGGTCGGCGGTCGCCGGCTCGTAGACCGCCGGGTCGTAGGTTACGTCGGCGCGGATGTAGATTGGCGTCGTGTCCGGGCGCGTGAAATTGATGTCGTGGTCGACGCCCTGCGAGTCGGTGACGGTCTCGGTCACGTCGCTGGGCGGATGGCCGTATGTCTCGATACCGGCGCACTTGCTCCCGAATACGGCGGCCGCAACCGCGGCGTCGGTGCCTCCGTCGGCGAGGACCTCGATTGACTTGGGCGGCAGGCTGCGGCTGTCGGTGATATTCGAAGCGTTTTCGAAAACGAAACACTGCACGACATCGTCGACGTCGAGGACGTCCGCGCGGATGGCCTCAATCGTGGCCGTACCTTGGACGCGTAGCAGCTCGAGGCGGCGCAGGCGCAGCTCGGCGTCGGTCTCGAGGTTCTCGCCGAGCTCGGCATCCTCGACCGCCGCGGCCGTCGACCAGCCCGCGACCGGTGTTTCGATGGTCAGAACCTGGCCGGTGCTAAGCACCACGGGCCCGAAATTTTCCGACTCATAGGCGACCAGGATAAAGCCTGCGCCCGGGATAGTGGCGTCCTCGACCGAGACGAAGCGCTCGCCCGTGGCGTCGACCGAGACGACCCGGCCGGTCAGCAGCACGGTCCCGGGCGTGCCGTTGCAGCGGATGTCGACGGTCGAATGCGTGGCGGGCTCGCGTGTGACGCCCGTGATTGCCGATACCTGGTCGAGCGCTTCGCCGGAGGCACTGTCGGGGTACAGCGACCGGTAGACAGCGCCGAGGACTTCCCAACCCTCGGCGACCGCCGCCGCAAAGGTCGCGTTCAGCTGGCCGAGGACCGCCTCGCCGCCGGTGTTGACCTGCGACCCAAAGTCCGACTTTTGCTTCGCTTCGATGTCCGCGAGGATGTCGGAGATTAGTTTCGGGTTGTAACCGGTACTGGTGACGCCGAAGCTCATAGGATGAAAACCTCCGTGAAATCGCGGGCGGTGTCCTCGCCTGCCAGCTTGGCGCTAAATGAGACGCTCAGCTCTCGCGTGGCCGCGTCCAGCGCCAGGTCGATGCGCTGGAGCTCGTCGACGCCCGGCGTTGTCGCGATGGCGCGGCGGTAGACCGACTGGATTGCGGCCAGGTTTGGGTTTTTGACCCATATCTGCGAGCGGTAGGGTAGGCCGACGCGCTGGTCAAGAAACCACTCGCCCTTGACGAAGCGTAGGCGGATTTTGAGTTGCTGCGCGACCGCGTCCGCGCCGGTCACGAACCGGAGGTCGTCGCGGCTCAAGTCGAGCTCGCCGAAGTTGTCTAGCGCCAGGTCGCTCATGTGGCCTTGACCTTGTCCGCCGCGACGGATTGCGGCGTGTGGGGCGGCGACGATGACGGCGTCGTCGTTGAGATTAGACCAGGCACGGGAGTCGCTCCAACGGTCGCGGTTGTCAGGTGGATATGGCTATCAAAAAGCGCCTGGAACGTGACCAGGTCGGTGCGGAAATCGTCCAGCTCGGTCTTGACCTTCGCGGCCAACGCCACGAAGTCCGCCGCGTTTTTCTCGTACAAGTTCACCTGGTCGTTACCGATGTGCACGACCGGGCCGCCATCCTCGCCCATGACCATATCGGTCTCATCCGTGGCGCTCAGCGCCTCGGCGTCGTTGTACCAGCCGAGGACGGCGACCGGGTCGCTCAGGTTGTGCATTTCGAACGTGCCCGGGTCGGTCTGGCGTATCAGGTCGGTCGACGCCTGGCGCTCCTGGCCTATCTGATAGGTCTCGGTCGAGCGCTCGCAGAAAACCAGCATGCATCGGTCGCCGGTCTGCACCGGCATCGTGAGCTTGAAGCCGCCCGCCCGCGGGAAACACACCGGCACGCCAGGGATAACCGGCAGGTCCTCGGATAGCTCGCCGTCGACGGTCGACTGCAGGCGCTTGATAAGCGGCTCGACGCCCGCCTTTTGCGTCGCCGGGTCGTAGGAGTCGATACGGCCTGGCAGCATGACATGGACGTCCGCCAGCCTATCCTCGATGGCCTGGGCGATGACGTCCGCCAGCTCTGGGCTCCGTTGGCTCATCGGGGCTTTAACTCCAAATCAGCAAACCAGTCGGTTCCGTGGGTGTCACCGTTATACGCGACTTTTTCGGTGCGGTAAAACCCGCTTACTTGCTCCGACGACAGGGCCACCACACGCCCCGGCTCCAGCTGTGGTATCAGCAGCGCGCGGACCTCGACTATACCGTCCTCGCCCGACTCCGGCGAGCCAATCATACCACTGTCGCTGTCGAGGACGATGGCGTCGTTGGGCTCGATGGCGTCGGTCGGGCCGAGCAATTGGAGTTGGCCGTTTTGAATGCTCCAGTCGTAGCCGTAGGTTTTCGCGAGGCGGTCGAGCTCCTTTTTGGACGAGCCCGACAACACCATGCCGTTGGCGAAATCAGTCAGAGCCCCGCGGATGTTACCTTTGGCGATTTGCTCCCTGGCGTTGCCGAGGCCAAGGCCCAAGCTTTCGGCGACGCGCTCGAACGCGCCGGCGACGCTGACTTTTTCGAAGCTCAGATTGATGCGGCCCTCGCGCAGCTCCTTGCCGCCGTCCGTACTTTGAAATGATGTTATCCAATCAACGCCGTCGCGCACGCTCTTGCCGGCCTCGAGCTTGCCGCTGAATATGGTCGACGACTGGCCGGAGTAACCGGCTTCGAGCGTGGTCAAGATGCCTTTTTCGCCGACCTTCGCCCGGGTCGCCTCGGCGAGATTGTAGACTGCAATTTCGGCAGTGTTGGGCGACTTGCCTCCGTCGCGTTCAATGTTGAACGTGACGCGCAGAATCTCGTTGCGAGCGCCGTCCGTGGTCTCAGACGAAACGAGCGTGCCGCCCAGATTGAGCGCAAAGGTTCTATTCCACAATTCACCCATCGACCAGTTTGCCGCCCTCGTCGTAGACGAAAACCGACGTCGAGCCCAGCGTGTCGCGGTCCGGGTCGTCGTCGTTTTCGGCGTTGGTCGCGTACATGCCGCCGTCCGGGCGCCCTTGCTGGACCCACGCTTGCGTCAGCTCCCAATTGGAAACCAGCTTGATGCCTTCGCGCAGGGGTGTGCCATCGACGTCGCCCATGCTGAAAAACCAATGCGCAGAGCGAACGTTGTAGACCATCGTTACTAGGAACACGACGCTATCGAGCTCGACGGTGAAGTCGTAGACGCTCAGGTCGGTCCGGGTCGGTATCTCGAGCACGGCCATGGCTACGTTCCAAGCGCTGAATTGATAAGACCGCCGAGCACGCTGGTCTTCTCTTCGACCTCGGTCGCGGCCGGTTTCGTTTGTTTGCGGCCTTGCTGGCGCTTGCCTTTGTGCACCGGCTCGACCGGCTCCGGAGCGTCAACGGTCTCGACGCTGGCGCGGCGGAATTCGCGCAGCGTCAGCGCGATGTCGAGGATAAAGCGTTTGGCCGCGTCTTTGGGCGCGGCCAAGCTCGTAATCATCATATTTTCATATGTGCGCGTTTCGGTCGCCACGGTGAGCAACGCGGCGATATTTTGCAGCCGTTGGAATTCATCGAAGGCACTTTGCGCGCGCTCGAACGGGGACGTACCGACCACGGACGGGCGCAGACTCTCGTCGAAGTTGAGCAGAATGGGGTGATTGCTGATGATGCCGTTGATGTCGAGGACGTCGGGCTCCTTGCGGGCGTGGTCTGCGACGTTGGCGCCGTTCTCGACCGGGTGCTCGGTGACGACCAGCTTCGATTGGTGCCGCTCCGACACCGTCGCGTCGAAGGCAATCTGGCTGTCGTCCGAGCTAATGACGACCTGGTAGGGCGTGTCGGCGGTGCTGGTCATGGCGTCGAGCCTCCGGCGAGCAGCTGTTGCGCCGTCCGACGGTTGCCGTCCGCCGCCGCTCTGCCGACGACCGGGCCTACGACGGCAGCGATGCCTGCGCCGTCGCCGCCAGGGGCGTTGACGTTAACCTCAATGTTTTGGTTGGCGTTGACGTCGCCACCGCCTGCCGCGGGCGAGCCGGGCGCCGTGATGCGCTCGGGCCCGCCAAGGCCCAGCGCTCCGGCGAGCTCGCCGGCGGCGCTGAAAAAGCCGCTGACGCGGTTGATAAATGGCTCGAGCTTGTCGGAGAAAAACCCGACGATGTCGAGCATCGTCCCCAAGATGACTTCCTTTGCGACCGACAGCATGCGCCGTACCTCGGCCAGGGCGCCGATGATGAAATCGCCGACCGCCATCGACGCGGCCTGCAGGCCATCGACGACCGCGCCGACCATCGTTTCCATGGCGTCCGGGACGCCGAAAATCTTCTCAATCCAGAAATCAATGGCCGTGGTAAGGATGCCGCCAAAGGCCGCCAGAGCGCTGCCACTCTCCTCGAAGAACGTCATAAACTCGCTGGCCAGGCCGGCAATCACGCCCTTGCCTTCGGTCAGCGCGAGCCAGAGGTCCTCGACGATGAGCAGCGCCGCGAATATCAGGCCGCCGATGATGGTGAACGTGATGATAAACGGGGCCTTGATGGCCAGGATTGCGCCCAGCAACGCCGCGAAAACGACCTTGCCGACCGTGCCCATTTGGGTCAGGCCGACGGCAAGCCCGGCGATGGTCGTGACGACCAGCTTGATGGGCGCGACCAGCAACCGCAGCGCGGACACCAGCGGCCCCTTGATGGTCTTCAGGATGTCGTTCAGTGACACCAGCATATCGGCGGCGCCGGGCACGAATTCTTTGCCGATGGCCACGGCGATGTCGTGCAGGTTGCCCATTAGGCGCTTGGTCTGATTCGCGAAGCCGGCCGATGTTTTCTCGGCGTCACCGTGCGCCTTGGTGGTGTTCGCCAGGATGAATTGATACCGCAGCATGACCTTTTCGGCCTGCGACATTTGCTTTGTCGTCTTGCCGAGGCCTTGCTCGAGCGCGAAAGCGTCGAGCGCTGCGACGTTCATTGCGACGCCGAAACGGAGCAGCGGCTCGCTCTGGCCGACGAGCCCGGACCGCAGGGCCTGCAGGGCGTCCTCGTCCGTGGCGTTGAAAAACGAGCCCAAGTCAACGGCGAGCTGGGCCATATTGGTGCTGAGCTCGGCCGTCGCCTCGGCGCTGCCGAGCGTCGGCCCCACGACAGCGCCGAGCGTGGCGGCATATTCGCGCATTGCGAATTCGCTGCGGCCGGCAGCATCGCCGGACTCGCGCGCCCACGCGAGCACGGCGTCGGTCTGGTCCTCGAACGCCGTCGTTACGACGTTCATTGTTTCGTCGACGTCGCTGGCGAGGTCGAGGACCTTTTTGAAACCGACCGCGACCAGCCCGGCGCTCAGCGCAATGCCGAGCTTTCCGGCGGCGTCCTTGACCCGCTGGAATCCCGACTTGGCCTTTTTCTCGGCCTTGGGGTCGACGTCGTAGCCGATACGCGTGAGCAGCTCGCGGACAATCACTTGCGCAATCCCTGTTGGGCCTTCATTTTGGCCGCTTCTTCGGCCTCGATGTCGGCTTGGATGTCGAGAATTTCATGCATCGCATAGAGCTCGTCGATGTCCCAATGGGTTGTAATCTCCTGATACGTCGCAATCTGCCGCACAGCCAGGCTCATTGCTGGCCAATATCTCCTGAGATGCTCTGGGACTGGCCGGCCTTGGTGAGCCCCGCTAGGCCGCTGATAGCGCCGCCCAGCCAGTCGGTAAAATTTCCAAAATTGACCTGCATGGCGAACCAGAGCCACTGGTAGAGCAACGGCAGGTCGCCTCGGAAAACGGCCTCGAAGACGACCGGCAGTTTCTTGCCGTCGCACCACGACACGCCCGCCATGGTGTTGACGAGCTCGCGCATCTTGGCCTTGCTGATATTCTGCGCGAGCGTCGCAACCGCGGACGATATCCGCGGGTCGTCGACGTCGAGGTCAAGCGGGCTTGCCGCCGTTCCGAGCGCCCCCGCTGCGCCGATGCCAGCGCCGAGCGCTGGCGCCAGCGCCTGGGCGATGTCAATCATGACATCCTGCGCGTCGAGCGGCGGCAGTTTGAAAACCCTGAACGTGTGGCCTCCGATGGCCTTTTCTTGCGCTTCCAACTGACTCATTTCTCGCCCTTTCGTTTGCTATCTAGGTTGTTGGTACGTTGCCGCCCGCGAATATCTCGAGGTTGTCGGTCTCGAAAATCCACTCGCGGTTCGTCTCTTCGTTCGATTTCTCGAGGTCGGGCGGCTTGACTATCCAGGCCGTACCGGCCGTGATTACGTCCGCGCCGGACAAGTCCTTTGCGAGCAACGGCCCCACCACGGAGCCGGTGCGCTCGTCGGTCTGGCTGAGCGCCGACAGCGTGGCGTTGCTGGCGCTGGAACCGAGCAGCGTCAGCGTCACGCGGCCAGAGCGGTCGCCGGACTTGGCGCGGGTCCCGTCGCCGCCGGAACCTACGGTCAGGTTCCAGCTGTCGTTGTTGCGCGCGGCCGCGATGAATGTGCCCGGCGCAAAGCCGGTGATTGGCACGCCCGCGAAGGCCATGGTCACGAAATCAGGTTGATACGTCGATACGGTCATCGTCGATTCCTTTCTGCCCTACGGGGTCACCGTGCCGCGGACGACCACTTTATGAATGGCGCCGGCGAGCGTCGCCAGGAACGTGATTGGCGAAAGCACCCGCGTCGCCCTGGTCGCGGACGGCACGTCAGCGGCCAGCGGCGCGTTGACGATATAGTCCTCGTCCGGATTGATGCCGCCGTTGAAAATGCCCTGCCGCAGTACGCCCTCGACCTCGGACACGATGGCCTGAATCCCGCTGTCCGTGTAGGGCAGCTTCGGATTGACGGCGAGCGCGCGAAACACGTTTTCTTTGGTCCGCGCCTGCAGCCAGTCGACGAAGCGAATAACGTCGATGAATTCGCCCGACGTCGTGACGCCCTCGGCGGTGATGTTGATGCCGCCCGCGGTCGTGTAGGTGTTGCAGTTTTTGCCGTCGGCGAAGGCGATTTCGCCCGTGGTCAAGGCCGAGGCGGCCACGGTCGCCAGGGTCTGGAATTTCCAGGTCGTCGAGCCCGGGTCGGTCGGCAGCTGCCGACCCAACCAACCGGCGGCCGGCGACGGGTCCAGGTCGTAGGCGTACATCAGGAAGGTCCGGTCGAAGGCGCTCGTCTGGAGCGTCGACGCGATGTCACTGGAGCCGGACTCGATGACGTCGGTGTCCTGTGTCTCGGCGCTGTAGAGCAACGGCACCGCCGCGGACTCGGTCGCGGTCGCCAGGTCGGCGATATTGACCGCGTCCCAAAGGTCGACGACGAAGCCGTAGAAATCGGTCGTCGCGCCCAACAGCGTGGCCAGGTCGGTATCGGCGCTGGCGTCGAGCGTATTGTCGTTGAACGTCCACAACTTGGGGTCGAATTCGACGGTGAACGCGACGCCCGCGGTTGCCGCGCCGCCAGGCGACGCCGCCTTTTCAACATCGAGGTCGGTCGTGTTGTCGGTGGCGTTGACGTCCTCGGCGCCTGCGTCGATGAGCGCCACCAGGCCGGCGGTGATTTCGGACACGGTCGGCGTGGCGTCCGTGGTGAACGAAAACTCCGTTCCGTTGATGCTGACGGCGTAGGCGGTCGACGCCAGCACCGGCGACTTCGGCGTCAGCTTGACGTCGCGGATTGCGGGCGTCGAGCGGCGGCCGACGACCACGCTGGCCGGGCGTGGGTTCTGCGCGAAGATTGCGGCGGCCAGTTTGTAGGCCAAATCGCCGACCACAAAGCCGTCGTCGGTCATCTCCGTGAGATTGCCGTACGTCCGGAAAACCTCAGGGAACCGCGTGTGATACGTCAGCACGGCCGGCGTGCCGAAGCCCTGGCGCGATACTGTCGCCGTCTCACGGCTGATTTGTACATCTACGTGTTTATCGATGGCAGACATTCAACGCGCTCCTATGCGTTAGGGTCTAACAACTCGTCGGTCCATTGGATACCAGCGGGCGCCCCGGTGATGTTGGCGGTGGCCTCGACCTTGCTGAACCAGCCCGGGTCCTGCAGGTTCGGCCACTCCGTGAGGGCAACGTTTGACATCGTGCCGAAGCGGAAATCGACCTGCGCCCGCTTTATCCACTGCGTGCCGACCTCGAGGTCAAGCATCTGCACCGGGCCACGGTCGCGGATGCCGAGGTTTGCGGCCCGCATCCGGTAACGGAATTCGGGAATAGCGAGGCTCGAAACGACCGCGTCTGCCCGCATGCGGCTGTCGCAATACGGGTCGTCGGACGCGTCCGGGCCTACATGGATTTGGCAGCTCAGAACGAAATCGCGCGGCCCCACGATGAGCAGCGAGCCGTCGGCCTGCACCCGCTCTTCGTCGAGCGCCCCGGCCGCAATCGTGCCCGGTAGGACGTTCAGCGACGCGTAGGGATAGGCCGGCTGCGGCGCGGCCTGGTCGGCCCATATCGTCTCGCAGCCAGATACGTCGACGAACCACTGCCAGAGCGTGTCGCGTATCAGGCGCCAATCGATAGGCTGAAAGGCGGGCGCTGTCACTGGCCCACCTTGGTGCAGGTATAGCGGCTGTGCGACGGCCATTTTTCTTCGCCGCCGACCTCGTACTCGACGCCCTGGTAGACGATGCGGTCCGCGACGTCGTTCGGGCTGGCGGCGGTACGCAAATCCGCGTGCGTAAAAATCGTGATGGCGCCGTCCTTGCGCGAGCCCTCGGGCAAGCGCTCGATGGCGGCCTGGCTCGCAGGCTGGACGTTGCCGCTCTGCCAGGTCA